GCAGAGGGCAGCGCATCGCGGCGCGGATCCCCAGCGTCAGAGGGAGAAGCCGGGAGGATTCCGGTCGTAAAGGCGGGGCGCTGCCGCGGCGACGCCCCGCGCCCGGTGAAAAATCAAACTCGAAAGGAGAAACAACGATGGAGAACAAACAACAGAAGTACATCATTCGCGGCAACTGCAGCGGCGTCTTTTACGGCGAGATCGCGGCGCGCAACGACCGGGAGGTTCAGATCCGGAATTGCAGGCGTTTGTGGTACTGGTCCGGCGCCGCTTCGCTGAGCCAGCTGGCCGCCGAAGGCGTCAAGAATCCGCGCGAATGCAAGTTCACTGTCACGGTGGATGAGCTGACGATCCTGGACGCGATCGAGCTGATTCCCTGCACTGAGGCCGCGTGTGCGTCGATCGACGGGGTTAAGGTATGGCGGATGAACTGACGAAGGCTGCTGCTTTTTTAAGCTCCGGCTCCGGCTCCGGCTCCGGCGACGGCTCCGGCTCCGGCGACGGCTCCGGCTACGGCTCCGGCGACGGCTCCGGCTACGGCTCCGGCTCCGGCTACGGCTCCGGTATAAAAACAATAAACGGCCTCGCCGTTTATCGGATCGACGGCGTGCCGACGATCCTGCGGCGGGTCCGCGAAGGCGTGGCCAAGGGCGCGATCCTCAAGGGCGACCTGACGCTGGAACCCTGCTTTATCGTCAAGCAGGGCGACCTGTTCGCCCACGGCAAGACGCTGTCGGCAGCCATGGACGCGCTGCGGGAGAAGCTCTTTGAGGACATGCCGGAGGAGGAACGGATCCAACTTTTTGTTGAGACACACACCTGGGGCGTCGAGTATCCGGATTCTGACTTTTTCGACTGGCATCATCGCCTCACCGGCTCCTGCGAGATGGGCCGGCGGCAGTTTGCCGCAGAACACGGGCTGGAGGCCCTGGACGGGAAACGCACCGTGGAGAGCTTTATCGAGCTCACAAAAAACGCATACGGCAGCCAGGTGATCCGGAGACTGGCAGAGGCGTATGCGGAAAAGACGGGACAGGAGGTGGAATGATTGAAATTCGCCCGCACCTGCGCCGGACTCGGCGCGGTGTGCTCCGTCGGGATCACGCTGGCGCTGCTGTGCGACCATCTGGCCGCGCTGTTGGACAAGGCGCTGATGATCTGACCGACGGCTGCGGCGAAAAGCCCGCGGCACGATGTGGGCATAAAAAATGCGCCCCCGGGTGGATCAGACCCGGAAGCGCTATCGCCGCAGCGATGAGAACACCATTATGATAGCATTTTTCCCGATTTATGTCAAGACAAGAAAAATTGCAGCGCCGGAGGCGAGACAAGCTGCCGGCGCTGCGCGCCGCCCTTCCCGGCGCGGAAATGATTCGGGCGGGGCGATGTGGGCATCGCGCCCTACGGAAGAAACAAAACGGATTGCCACGGCGGCGCTGCCGCCTCGCAATGACAAGAAAGAAGGCGATGAGAAACGGACAGCTTTCGGAAGGTCCTCAAAGACAAGCCCTTCACCGTGCTGGACAACGAGGCACTGCGCGATCCGCGTCTGAGCCTGAAGGCCCGCGGCCTCCTGTGCACCTGCATGAGCCTTCCCCCGGACTGGAACTTTTCAATCCGGGGTTTAGCGACGGTCTGCAAGGAGGGGCGCGACGCCATCGCGGCCGCGCTGACGGAACTGGAGCGCGCCGGCTATCTTCGCCGGAACCGCATCCAGGGACGGGGCGAGGACGGCACATTCGGCGGCACGGAATATGTCTTTTTTGAGGATCCACAGAGCGCAGCGGACGATCCTGCGCAACCGTGGCCGGAAAAACCGGCCACGGTTGAACCGGCCACGGAAAACCCGTCGCCGGAAAACCCGCCACAACAAAATAAAGAACTACAAAGTAAAGACAAACAAAAAGCCCCTGTAGCCCCCATGGACGCCGCACTGATGCGCCGTGTTGCGGATTATGCCGGGCCGGACGCCGAGCTTTACGAGGCGCTGGTCGGCTTTGCGGAAATGCGGAAAAAGGCCAGAAAGCAGATCAGCACGGACCGGACGCTGACGCTCCTGCTGAGCAGGCTGAACGAGCTGTCCAAGGGCAGCCGGAAGGCGAAGCTGCTGATCATCGACAAGGCGACGGTCAGAGGCTGGAGGAGCTTCTTCCCCCTCGATGGGGACGAGGAAGCCAGAGCGGCGCCGGCGGAGGCCGGGCGGATCGTTGAGACGCCGGAGGTGGCGCAGTGGTGAGCGCGGCGGACTGGACACAGGCGCAGGCGTCACTGATCGGCAGCGCGCTGATCGATCCAGCCTGTGTGCCGGTGATCCTCAGCGAGGTCAAGGCCGAGGATCTGGAGGCCGAATACCGGACGCTGTTCGACGCGATCCGCGCCCTGGCGCTGGACGGGCAGCCGGTTGATCCGGTGACGGTGCTGGCCAGAGTCGGCCCGGCCTACCGGGACACGGTCCGGCGGCTGATCGACCAGACGCCGACGGCAGCCAACGTCCGGGTCTATGCGCAGATCTGCCGGGAGCAGAGCCGGCTGCGGAAGCTGGCCGCGCTGGGCGTGACGCTCAGCGGCGCCGTGACGCTCGACGAGGCCCGGGAGACGCTGCAGCAGGCGCAGGCCGTGGCAGTGGAGCAGGACGCGGCGCGGATCGTGGACATGTCGGCGGCGCTGCGGGGCTTTTACGATGCCCACCAGCAGGGGCGGCACGAATACGTCAGCGTCGGGATGCCGGCGCTGGACGACAAGCTGGCCGTCGACCTCGGCGACGTGATGGTGCTGGGCGGCTATCCCAGCGACGGCAAGACGGCGCTGATGCTCCAGTGGTGCTGGCGGATCAGCGAGACGCTGCCGGTGGGGATCTTCTCGTTTGAGACCTCGGCGGAAAAGCTGACGGACCGCCTCGTGACGCAGGCCGTGCCGGAGCTGGACTTTGCCGCGGTCAAGCGCAGCGCGATGGATCTCCCGGCCTGGAAGGCCGTCACGGCGGCGGCGCAGGACATCAGCCGGCGGAAGCTCCAGATCGTGGAGGCCGCAGGCATGACGGCGGCGGACGTGCTGGGCGTGACGCTGGCCCGTGGATTCCGGGTGATCGCGCTGGACTATGTGCAGCTCGTCACGCCGGGGACGGCGCGGCGCGGCGGCACGCGGGCCGAGGAGGTGGCGGAGATCAGCAAGACGCTGGCGCTGATGGCAAGGCGGCACAAGCTGCTGGTCATCGAGCTTTCACAGCTGACGAGGCCGCAGAAGACGGCCAAAGGCAAGACGCCGCCCCCTTCCCTCTCCTCGCTGCGGGAATCCGGACAGCTGGAGCAGGACGCCGACGTGGTGGCGCTGCTCTACCGCACCGGCGAGGCCGAGGACGCCCGGCGCGAGCTGTTCGTTGCCAAGAACAAGGAGGGGCGGATCGGCCGCATGGAGCTGGCCTTCAACGGCAGCCGGCAGCGCTTTGCCTACGTCGCCCGCGGCGAGGACATCCCGCGGGAGCTGCAGGCCGCGGCCAGAGCCAGGCGGGAACGGAAGAAAAACGGAGAAGACGAGCAGCAGACGCTGCCGCTGTGAGGAGGGACGGCCGTGAAGGTCGGGGACAAGGTCCGGCGGACGATCAAGGTTTACGACGACGCCAGCGGACAGACGACGGCCGTGCCGGTGGAGGCGGTGATCGTCTACATCCACCCGGAGCGCCGGTTTTACACTCTGGAGTGTAAAATGCCGGGCGGCAGGTTTTTCCGGGAGACGGAATATTTCTATCCGCGATGCGGGGCGGAACGGGGGTAACACCTTTTTTCGGCGCGATGTGGGCATCGCGCCCTACGGAACAGGGACGCGGCTTCCACGGCCGCGCAATGACAGGGACACCTCATCAGTCGGCTGCGCGCCGACAGCTTCCCCTCAAGGGGAAGCCGGGAGAACGGATTGCCACGGCCGCGCTGCGGCCTCGCAATGACAGGGGCACCTCATCCGGCGCTGCGCGCCACCTTCCCCCTCGAGGGGAAGGCAAGAAAAAAGAAAGGAATCAAAAGCGATGAGAACAATCAGCGTGATCAATCTGAAAGGCGGCGTGGGCAAGACCACGACCGTCATCAACATGGCGGCGATCCTCGCCGCCCGCGGAAAGGAAGTGCTCTGCATCGACGCCGATCCGCAGGCCAACCTGACCGCGTTTTTCGGGATCTCCGATCCGGACAAGCTCTGCGAGCAGACGCTGGCGCAGCTGCTGGATTTAGAGGATCCCAGCCGCAGCGACGTGGCTGCGGACTATATTCACACCACGCCGATGGATGGCGTGGCGCTGCTGCCGGCCAGCATCGACCTCATCAACGCGGACATCGCCGCCATGAAGCGCGGCGGCAGCCTCCGCGGGATCCGGGACCTGCTGGACAGCCTGAACGAGGACGCCTGGATCGAGCACGGCGTGCCGGAGGGCGGCTGCGACGCCTACGACTTCGTCCTGATCGACTGCCCGCCCAGCTTCACGGCGGCCAGCGTCGCCGCGATCTATGCCAGCGACGACGTCATCATCCCGGTGGAGGCGGATCTTTTCTCCGTCCTCGGGCTGACATCGCTGATGAAGCAGATCGATTCCCTGCGGCGGATTCAGCCGCGCGTCCGGGTGGCCGGGGCGCTGATCACCATGCACCACAATTCCCCCGCCGTCATCCAGGGCGAGGCCGCGCTGCGCGGCAGCGGGCTGCCGATTTTTGAGCAGACGATCCGGCGGAGCGAGAAGGTCGCGGAGAGCATCTTTATGCGGAAAAGCCTGCAGGCCTACAGCCCGCAGAGCGCCGCCGGGCGGGATTACCGGGCCTTTGTGGAGGAGTATCTGGAGGGGGTGCGATAATGGCCAAGTTTGAGCTGGGGAACACCCTCGCCGAGGTGCTGGGGAATGTGTCGGAAACCGACACCGCGCCGGAGCAGATCGTGCTGCTGCCGCTGGAGCGCATCGACGGCGACGAGAAAAACTTTTACAGCCTCGAGGGCATCGAGGAGCTGGCGGCCAACATCGAGCTGATCGGCCTGCTGGATCCGCTGCGCGTCCGGGAAAATCCGGAAATGCCGGGGCACTATCTGATCGTCAGCGGCCACCGGCGCCGGGCGGCGCTCTGGACGCTCTACGAAGAGAACCCCGAGAAGTGGGCCAAGGTCCCCTGCATCGTCGAGAAGCCGGCGGCCTCGCCGGAGATGCAGGAGCTCCGCCTGATTTACGCCAACGCGGACATCCGGCGCATGACCGACGCCGATCAGAGCGCGCAGGCCGAGCGCGTCTCCGAGCTGCTCTACGCGCTGAAGGAGCAGGGCGTCGAGTTCCCCGGCCGGATGCGCGACCACGTCGCCGAGATCTGCAAGGTCAACGCGACCAAGCTGGCCGAGCTGAAGGTCATCCGCGAAAAACTGAGCGAGGACTGGACGCCGTACTGGCAGCAGAACAAGATCTCACACGCATGCGCCTATAAGCTGGCGCAGCAGCCGGAGGCGGTGCAGCGGCAGATCTACATCTCGACAGACCCGGAATATCTGACCGAGAGGCGCGTGGACAGCTACGCAAGGACGATCGGCAAACTGTTGGGCCGTAAGTGCGGAGTCCTGCCCATC